TGCGGCAGTAGCTCAGTTGGTAGAGCATCAGCTTCCCAAGCTGAGGGTCGCGGGTTCGAGTCCCGTTTGCCGCTCTGCTGAATATCAAGCACTTATCTAATGGTAAGTGCTTTTTTTTATATTATTATCAAAGAAAATATTCCGTTTAAGATGGTTATTTGGGGGGTATTATGTATCTTTATCGTCACAAAAACGTCACAAAACAATGGCAACAGTAAGATTGATACCTGATACAAGAGCGAAGAAGGATGGGTCTCAGATGATTCTTCTTGTGATACGGATAGGGAAAACGAGGTTTGTTTTCTCCACCGGAATATCTACACCGTCTTCTGAAAAGTTTAATGAAGTGTCTTATTTGGACAAATCTGTACCACAGTATAAAGTGAAGAATGTAAGGCTTGTCAGTTTGAAGAATAAAGCTGAAAAGTTGATTATTGACGATGAAGCTAGATTATCTTCTTTGCCTTCCGCTAAAGCCAAGGAGATAATCAGCGAATATGTATTTGATGAAAAGGTTGTAAAAAAAACAAGATGTTTTATAGATTATCTTGATGAGTTTGTTTCCATAAAGAGTAATACAGGAACAAAAACGGTTTATAATACAACTAGAAATAAACTGCTTGAATATGATCCGGAATGCACCTTTGACACAATGGATAGGAAATGGCTGTCTAATTTTGAAAGTTGGATGGCTGAATCAGGGATGAAAGTAAACGCTTATTCTATTCACCTGCGTAACATTCGTGCAGTATTCAATTATGCTATTGATGAAGAAATTACTACCTTATATCCTTTTCGAAAGTATAAGATAAAAAAAGAAGAAACTAGAAAACGTGCTTTATCTGTTGAACAATTGAGATTATTGCGTGATTATCCTTGTGAGGAGTTTGAAAAGAAATACAGGGATATATTTATGTTGATTGTATATCTTGTTGGAATAAATATAGGTGATTTGCTTTTACTTGAACACAAGGATATAATAGATGGACGTATAGAATATTATCGGCAGAAAACAAAGAAGTTTTACTCTATTAAAATAGAGCCGGAAGCACAAGCTATATTGGACAGGTATCAAGGTAAAACTCATTTACTAGATATATTAGATAACTATGGAGACTATCATGATTTTACCCATAGGATGAATAAGAATCTTAAAGGGATAGGTCCGTTTGAACGAAAAGGGCTTGGTGGGAAAAAGAGTAAGCAACCATTGTTCCCCGAACTTTCAACATATTGGGCGCGCCATACCTGGGCTACGTTAGCACATAAGGCGGATGTCCCTAAAGATGTGATATCTTTAGCTTTGGGACACTCCTTTGGTTGTGATGTTACAGATATATACATTGATTTCGACAGGGATAAGATTGATGAGGCTAACAGGAAAGTGATAGATTACATATCGGGTGGCTTAAAAAAGTCTAAATCATGAATAAATCAATCTCATAATATGCATATTTTAAACAAGATTTTTAATTTTGCTGTTCCTGTAATAATAGCTTAAATTTTTATAGTATGGCTGAGAAAAGACAAAGTTACACAGAGGAAGAATTGAATGAAATGATTGCATGGTTCAATGATCATGCTAGCCAACTTCCCAAAACAATGCAAATAAATAAATCTGCGTTTACTCCCGATTTAGCTCTCACTGTCGAAAGCTGTATTATGCAAGCCCAACAATGTCTGGGTAATTATAAGATGGAAGGGGCATTTTTGTTACTTAAACAGATCAGAGCTAATATTGAGAAATAATAATTAATATTAGCCTCCAACTCGGTATATTGATTTCCGATTGTGGGGGCTGTTTGGGATTGATTCGCATTAAAGGTGTAGGATTGACAAAAGAAAATCTAATAAGCTTGTCTGTATTGAGGGTGAAATTTGAGTAAATATATGTTTAGAACAATTCGGAATGACTTCCGATTCTGATAACTTCTATTGCATCGTGTTCTGTGTCCATCCATATCAGAAGAAAATCATTTTTGATATGGCATTCCATGCAGTCCTTGTAGTTTCCTATTAGGGCATGTGCTTTATATTCTTTGGGAAGGATGTCACCGTTTGCTAACTTTTTCAATATATCATATAAGGCTTTCATTAGCTGGACGTCATTCCTATACTTCTTCAAATCTTTCTTTGCCTTTGTACTATAACGGATCGTCTTCATTCTATTTCGTTGATAGATTTCATGAATGAATCAAAATCTGTAGTGTTTATCGTTCCAGAATACTTGCCAGAACGCGCTTCGTTTATGGCTGCAACCGTTTCTTCATTTGGTGAAGAATACATCGCATCCATCAAAGTGCTCTCTACAAAATTGTTTAGGCTTCTGTTTGCCTTCTTTGCGTGTTCCTGCAATACTTGAAGCAAATCTTCACGTAGCCGGAACGATGTTTGTTTTCTTATTACTGTTTCCATTCTATATATTGTATTATATTATAATGCAAAAGTAATACATTATATTGCAAAGACAAATTTTTATTTAGTTTTTTTTCATGCGATCTAACATACCTCTTATTTTTGGACAGTTTGGAATTATGTTGTAATTTTGCAACGTTTAACTAAAATGTAATGTTGTTATGGACATACTATTTTTTATTGCGGTTATCATTTGGGTTGTAAAAGGTGGACTTATGAAGAGTTCAAGGAGTGCAAACAGTAGTTTTAGAAAGGGGTTGAGAAAATGAAACAATATTATTCTAATCACGGTTCATATAGAGAACTTCTGTTTGATGAAAGGTGGCGTGAAAAGAGAATGCATATATTAGAAAGAGATGGATATAAATGTACAATATGTGGAAGTGAAAAAAATTTGGTTGTACATCATAAGCAATATCATATTGATAAAAATGGGAGGAAACTTCGGCCGTGGGAATATAATGATAAGTATCTTATTACACTATGTAGTTCTTGCCACCAAAGAGGACATGCAAAATTTGATATTCCAACTAAAACAATAAATAAATATGGGACTTTTTAATTTTTTCAAGAAGGGCAACCAAGTTAATAACACAGAAGTTGTTGGATTGCCAAATGTGGAGGATAATAGTAAGGAAATTCTGCCTGAGATTAGAAGAGAGGATTTTGTTGATGATTCAGAGCCAAATCTAGAAAGCAATACTATAACAATTAAATATGGTACCGGTATGCCTATTGATGTCATATACTCCTACATACAGACTGACTATGAGCAAGATGGTTACAATGATGCAATGTGTAACTCTGACATACAGTATAAGGAATCAAAGAAGAAGATTATAAACAACGGTCTTAAAATGCTTTTTGAACAAGTAAGACTGAGATACGAAAGCGATATACGTGATATAAACGTGCAGATTGATATTGTGGAAACGCAGGGGCTAACTTCCTCTTCCATGTCATTGAAGGCACGAAAAGAAACGTACAACGAACACCTTAAAAAGATAAAAGAGATGGAGGATGCCCTTGACGTAGGAGAAAGCAAGATGATGAGCATGATTGATTCATACGAGAGAGGATTCCTTAAAGGTGTTGCTGCCAAATCTGAATCATTTATACGATAGTGTGCGGTTATGGGAATACTTACTAAAATAGGATGCTTTATTATCGGATGGAAATCCGATATACTGAAGGAATGTGGAGAAGCAAGTCATAGGACTTTTAAAAGATACATATCTGCAATCATTATACTTTCTATCATTTGGGGTACTATTGGTTTTTGCTTTGCGGACAGATATGTTGGTATCGAAAGCCTACATGGTAAGATACTCATATCGCTTGTGTTTACGACTATCATAATTTGCATAGAGCGTTTTATTATATTAACCGTTGGGAAGCTCGGATGGATGGGATTTATTAGAGGGTTATTAGCTTTTTTAATGGCAGTTTTAGGCTCTACAATCTTTGACCAAATCATTTTCAAGAATGATATTGACGTTAAGATGAAGGAAATAAGAGCAAAACAGATTAATGAAGCGATTCCTGAGCGTATGGCATATTTAGATGCTGACATAAAGAGGGTTACTGAGCAGATAGATTCCATAGGAAGAGAGAATATTAGGATTTATGAATTATTATCAAAGAATCCTGTTATTGTGGCTACGGATGTAAGTACAACAACAAAGCAGACTGGGGTTGATAAGGATGGGAATCCAATAGAAGAAAAAGTGACGAGCGTAAACAAGAGAAATGTAGAAAATCCGCTAAGTGGTCAAGCTAAAGCCAACGAGAATGCTTTAAAAGATTACAACAAACAGCTAAATTCGTACCAGCAAGCAAAAATGCAGGTAGCCGATGTAGTTCGTAAAGACTATGAAGAAGCAGACACAGGTTTTTTGGAAGAATTGCAGGCGTTGTTCAGTATTCTTGAAGAAAGCAAAATAGCATTAGGATTTTACGCATTTCTTTTTCTGTTCTTGATGCTATTGGAGCTTTTGGTGGTGACAAGCAAAGGTGGTGATGGTAATTGTGACTACGACCTTATAGTGGAGCACCAGCTAAATATCAAGAAAAATACATTGAAGCAGACGGAAGAAAGGCTGTTGAACAAGAAAGGCGATTAAAATCATGGAAATAAAAATATCCGAAGAGGACAAAGCGTTATTGAAACAAATGGCAAGCGAAATATTATGCGACAAGAATCGTTTGGCAAAAGCTATTGCGGTTCACGTGAGGAATGGCATAGAGAATTTTCATTGGAAGTATTTGTCAGACGATAATATGCGTGAGATAAATCCGAAAATACGGAATGCCATATATACGTTTCTTGTAGATTTAGGTGATAAGGTTGATAAAGTATCCATGGAAGATGATGCAAATACCTGTTTTGATTATGTGATTGCCAACACCTATGACTATCTTATTGGTATCGGTATAAGCGATGAACTTTCCAATAAGTTTTATGAAGAAGTCCTTTCCCGTCTATATCAGTCGTTTTATGAAATTTCGGATGATGGTAGGGCTTGAAAATCTTTATGTTCCTAAATACTGGGAGGATTGCGTTTACGTTGATTCATTGAATAACAATTAAAGCTATATGGTATGAAGAAGATTTTATTACTGATGTTTATTTCGTTTATTTCAATCTGCTCTTCTTATTCGCAAGGGAACGGGAGGGTTGTTAAAGTAATATATGATGGATGTGGATATACGTCTGGAGTATCAACATATAATGATGGGAGAAAGGTTTTTTCGCTAATGTTTTCCGAAACAATTTACCTTGACGGATTTAATGTTATATCTGGAACAGCCCAAGAAGTGTATGATATGATGAAGTTTTTTTCAAAATTTGTAGAAGAGCACGAAGACACAGATGGATATACTGAAGATATAAATGGATATAACTTAATGATAGTAAAATCCGGGAAAGGAGCTGTAGGAATTACGGCAATAAAGTTTCTTGTAGTTTCTTTTGGTGGCAAAAATAGGAGGTGTGACATTAGTTGCATAAAGAAGGGGAAGCGTGCTTTTGAGAAATATTGTAAAAAAAATAAGATACAATTGGAATAGCTAGGCATATAACTAGAAATGATATTTATGGTAAACACTATCGTGGCTTTTTTGAAAAATACACTGCAAAGTTTTGCCATATCAAAAATTATGCTTTACTTTGCAGTGCGAACAAAATTATAGGGGCGGCAAACTCCTATGACTTCATCATTGGAGTTTATTTTTTGCCAGTACATATCGAGTATTATCTTTATTTATATTAAGATATTGCACCTACCGAGTGTGGTAATGGAAACGTCCACAAATAAAATCCTATGGTTTTGTTCGCAGCTCGTAGTAGGTGCATTTTTTTGTTATGCGAACAGAACCTATTCAAGTCCTAAGCGAAACTGAGTTGCTTGGGCACAAATTCACGGTTTACGGAACTGCCGAAAATCCGTTGTTCCTTGCCAAAGAAGTGGCAGAGTGTATCGAGTATGACCAAAGTAGCGTAAACAAATTAGTAAACCTTGTTGATGACGATGAAAAGGTTCGGAACAATCTTCCGACCCCCGGTGGAAATCAGCAAGTTTGGTTCTTAACCGAAGATGGCTTATATGAAGTCTTAATGCAATCCCGCAAGCCAATTGCCAAAGAATTTAAGAAAGGCGTAAAGGAGATTTTAAAGTCCATCCGCAAGACAGGCGGCTACATCGCCACCAAGCAGGACGACACCCCCGAAGAAATCATGGCACGTGCTCTAACCATCGCACAAGCCACCCTTGCCAAGAGAGAAGAACGGCTAAAGCAGCTTGAAGCCGAGAACGAACACAAGCAAGTGGTAATCGAGCAAAAGGAAGAAGAAATTATCATAAAAGACAAAGAGATAAAGATTCTTGCTCCTAAAGGTGAAAGCTTTGACAAGATAATGTCAAGCGAGGGACTGGTTACTACCAATATGATAGCCGCTTTTCTGGAAATATCCGCAATCAAACTGAATAAGCTACTGTGCGAATGGGGCATTCAGTACAAACAATCATCGGTTTACTTCCTTACTATCAAATATAGAGGTAATGGATATACTAAGCACGTACCACACCCATATATGGATAACGGTGTTCAAAAATCAAGAGAACACATGTATTGGGCTGAAAAAGGTCGTAAATTTGTAATTGATTTGTATAACTCTAAAATGGCTGTATAATTATGGAAAAGCAAATGTTCAAGAACTTGGATAAGATTAAAGGTTCTATTTATGAAAGTATTGAAAGTGATAACGGTGTAAGTATTACAATCGGTCAGTCTTATTCGACTACATCTGACGAAGAAATGAACATTTCAGTATGTATGGAAAAAGATGATGATGAAATAGTCGCAATTCTGACAAAGGAGGATGCTACTCGTTTACATGATGTCTTGCAATATATCTTAGGTCAAGCAGATAAAAGGTGAGCTGAATCCAGCCGCGTAACCTTGTTTTTTGCCACATAAATTCATTTCCCCACTTTTCTTATGAGGTGGGTGCATCTTTCATGTTCAATTTTGCAACATTGTTAATTAATAGATTGTAAATTTTTAAAATACACAAAAAATATGGAATTAAATAAAAGCAACAAGAAAGAATACGATTTGTCCAGTATTCAAGAACTTTTCAATGAGATGGAATCACCTAGGCAGCTTGCTGATGATCTTGCTCAACTGATACTCAACTACGCATCTCTTGTTACCGAGGACAACATCGAAGTATTCAAGAATGATTTATCAACTATATCTGTTCTTCGTGATGCGTTGATTAAAGTGAATATATTGCCACAATTAGCATAAGAGCACGTTGGGGTTACGACCAACGCCCATATTAGAAAGGCACTTTGCTTGCGATAAGTAGAGTGCTTTTGTTTATTTGTACTTAATATTATTAAATAATTTAAATATAATAATCCCAATAACCAACCATAACAACCCAAAACGGATTATAACCGCCTTAAACGGAATATCGCACGATTGTTAACACTTTTGGATATCTCTTGTTAATCATATTCCTTTGTACCCGTTGCAAGTAGAGCGGCAACAGACACATGATTAAACAATCGCTCAAACGTGAGCCTTCTTTATATTTGGAAATCCGTTGCCGCTCTACTTTAGCAACGGATTTTTTCTTTCCTATAAGTTAGATTAAATCCATACAATCGGTTGTGACGCTGTGTGTGCACCTCCATCCGATTTAAACCTTGTAGAGGGCTGTGAAAACGGGGCGGGAAACCGCAGGAAGTACGATACAAGGAAGCACTTAGAGGATGCTTGTACGGGTGTCAACTCACCTAAAACCTCGAAGAGAATGCAAGTTGATGTCATTCTCCCTTGAAAGGTTCGGTCATTATACGAGAGTTTAAAGCTGTGAATCAAAGGAAAAGTCCGTTGGCTGTTTGGCTTAATATGTTTAAGTGAAAAGGAACTGCCAAACCGCCTAAAGGACACTCTGTACCCACGTGGTTGGTATTGCCGAGAGTTGAGATGTGATACGAATATTAAACATTGATGGATGATTAATATAAGGAAGATATAACTTTAAATTATAGCTTATGAATGAACTTGTTTTTAAAGGTCAGGATGACCAAGTTTTAACAAACAGCCTTTATACAGATACTACTGAATCCTATAAAGATGAGGACGGCTCTTTAGTTGTTATAAAAAAGACCGTATATTCAAAAAGAATGCTTGATATAACAGTTGAAATGAAAGGTGTGTTGTCAAATAGACCTTATTTCCATACGTTTATGGTTAGCGATGATGAATTGGATATGTTGGCGGCTTTATTCCCAAACAATCTGTTCAATGACGATAAAAACAATTATTTTGCAAATGAGGTCCGTGGAATAGTTTCGAGATTTCCTAAAGACTTTTTTACTGATGAGGTCATGGATATGGATATAGTAATTCACATATCTCACAGGGCTGCATATACTGGATCAGGCAGGGCTCTATGGACTTTGATGGGAGAATCAAAGATGGATAACATAATATCATATCTCCAATCTGTCGTTAGTGAGAAATATATAAAAATTTTGCTGCAAGAATTTTATACCCTAAAGCTAATTATAAACTGGCGTGATTATTTCGATATTCATGATATCATATCTTTGTTCAGACAAATTGATAATAGCCTAAATACATTGCCGAAAGACAAGCAATATACATATCTTGTATCTGACGGAAGGTTGTATAAGATAGGGAAAAGCAAAGATGTCTATTCAAGAATAAATCAGTTGAAAACATCAAACCCTCTTATTGAGTTAGTCCATGTAATAGATAAAGACGTTGAAAATATGCTTCATAAGCAGTTTGCGAATAAATCATTTAGTAGAGAGTGGTTTAACCTGTCTGAATCAGATATTAAATATATCAAAAGTTTATAATGGAACATATCGCTGAACGTAACCATTTTCTTGATAAAACATACATCATTATTTCAAACCTCATTCGTGAATACAAGGCTGCTTAACGTAGCCTTGTAACCGATTGTAAACATTTCAAAGAACGAATTATGAAAAAAAGAAAAATCACTAAACGCCATATCGAATCAGAAGAATTAAGAAAAGGTTTTGAAATACTAGAAGAAACTAAATTTAATCTTCTTCATGAAATGTATTCTATCAATTAACCTTGATTGTTGTACTTCTGACAATAGAAATAGTAATTCATTATTTACTCTTAATTATACTTCTTTTCCAATAATGTAATCAACCTGTTTATTTGTTCTTGAAACATTTCTATATTCTTTTGGTTTTGATTAATCATATTCACAATAATTTCCATACCGTTTTTGTCGAATGGGCATTCTAAATATATATCCTTACCGTTTACGTTAACCCCATGTACACTTGAGTTTTTGATATCTCCAATGGATTGATTGTTTTTTAGCATTTCTCCTTTTCCTTCCATAAGCCAGTCGTTATTAAACATATTATCAAAAGCATTATTAAATTTAAGAATAAAAGTATTGGTTAGGTAACTTTTATTACCACTAAACGCTTTAGATACACTTTCTTTTCTAATCCCCATTCTATCTGCAACATTTTGTTGAGATGATATAATACCTACATCTTTTAGATGGTTGTAAGCTGAAATAATACGTTCTCTTGTTTCCATAATGTTAATTATACGTTAAATATCTACTGTATTGTTGCTATATTACCAACAATATCTATCTTTGCAATGCTGTTAATAAACAACGATATCAACAAAGTTGCTAAATGGCAGCGTTCGCAAACATAAAGAAAAATAAAATAACAAACAAATATAATGGAAAATATTAATACGATAGTTATCAAAAAAATATCACCTGCCGAAACATTAAAAAGTATAGCAGTCGGAGAAACAAGGCTTATTAAAAGTAAAGCTATAAAAGAAAATGTTGTACGTGCTACTATGTCAAGACTGAATAAGATTGGTTATAATTTTATATCTAAAAGTGGTGTTGACGGTACCATTGTAACAAGAATCAGATAATAAATTTATTAAGAGGAAGTAAAATGAAAAAGGTAAATATAAATTCCGGGAAAGTTCAACCTGTTAATAAGATATGGCTGAGCAGAGAAGAGGCCATGGCGTTTTTAGGATGTGCCGATGACTACCTACGCAAAGTTAGGGAGAGTGGGCAAGTATCGTTTTGTCGCGATGGGAGAATGGTATGGTACAATGTAAATTCATTGCAAAGGTACATAGAGAAACATAAAGTGATTTGATCTGATTACTATTTCTTCCCTCCCGTAAGATTCGTGGTAACAACCGGTTTAAGCCGTTGAGGGGAGCTACTTAAAGTTCTTTGACATATTGGTACGATAAAAAGATGTATTTCTGCGAAGGCACGTAAGCGAAGCCAGTGATGGTGGATAGTGGTGGGTGCAAGTGGAACGGAATTGACACCGATAGCAACCGAAGATAAGACGATAACGGTCGAATGGTTGTAAATGTCTGATGGTGGTAAAGCCACGAAGTTGAAATGATTTTACTTTCAGCACGCCAATTTGTCTTTAGCGTGGGAGTATGCTTGGTTAGGCACAAGTATCGCTGAAAGATCTAATATATCCCCTCCCGTAAGATTCGGGGTGACAACCGGTTTAAGCCGTTGAGGGGAACAAACTTATAATTAAAATGACATGAATGAACTAAAACAATTCAAGGATTTGGTTTTTAAACAACATGAAATGACTAAAGATGCATTTCTCTTACCTTCTTCCATCCGTGAGGAATATATGAACGCAAAGCATGCTAAAATGCAGTTTGAGAACGGATATGGAATAAGTGTTTTAAAAGGTACTTTGTTTTACTCCAACGGTATTGATACTTATGAGGTTGCAGTTCTTGATAATAATGGAATTTGCTATAACACTTCAATAACAAATGATGTAATCGGCTATGTAGATGCGGATGAAGTATCTAACATTATGAAGCAAATACAAGAGCTTCCACCAGTGGTTCAGTAAACTTCCCCAAAAATAATATAATGAAAACAGCTAATTTTATCCTGTCTATATTTGCCACCCTATGTTCCTTAGGAATGATTTATGGTGCGATAGTTACGGAAAGTCCTATAAAATCCGTATCGGTGATTATATTTTCCATTATCTCATTATTGTGTGTGAGATTGGTGGTAATGACATACAGAGAGTTAAAGGAATATGAATGATTTTTTCATCTAGTTTTTTTGTTATTTTCATAAAGTTTTTGCTGTCTGTCCGTGCCGGTATGTGAATATAGGTACGGAATTTCACCGTCCATGGTTGGTACTGTCTAAGGTAATAAACATAAATAATTATCTGTTCTAATCTCTACTTTCATTTAACGGATAGTATGGCGGTCCGATTCCGCTGACGGTGGCTGTAAGTTATCATAAGTGATAGATTAAGTCGTTTAGGTTTTGCTCCTGTAGTCTGTGAAGATAGCAGGAGTTTTTTAATTGGAAACAAGTTAAGTTATGGATATAAATATAATAAAGGAGAAAGCCAGAGAGTATGCAAATGGCATACATGGAATTACGCACAAAAGAACAGCATCAGTGGATTTTGAAAAAGGTGCTCAATTTGTTTTGGAATCCATGAAATGGAGGAATGCAGAAAAAGATCCTCCACCATTAGACACAAGAGTGTTTGTAAAGAGTTCCGGGAAATTTGTGAATACCGGGATGTTGGTATTCGATAGTGAGCATAAGAAGAACATTTGGATATGTGGAAATACTAACCGGGCATGGGACATTGATTTTTGGAAACCATTGCCACAATAATTAGATAAACTTAAAATAAATGGTTATGAAGAAAGGTGATAAAGTACGTGAGATAGGTGATACGTTGACAGGTACAATAGTTTATATCGCTAACGGATATGCTGATGTCAAATATCCTAATATGAAAGGTGTATGCTCATTGCCGATCCAATTTCTTGAAAAGGTATGAGAACTATAAGCCAGATAAGCGATGAATTGGAAAAGCTTTATTCAGAGCTTGATATAGTCCAGTCAATGAGTGAGGAATCGGTAAGGCTCACATTCAATGCTGAATGTAAGGGCAAGTATATATCCTTGCTTAATGAAGAAATCGATTCTCTAGAAAACGAACTTGAAGAAGTGGAAAGATATCATGGCAGGAAGCGGAACTTTGTAAGGACTGCGGACCTGCCTTTTTTGTGTTGGTAAAAGCGAACATTTTAAAATTTAAATATTATGCCTATAGTTAAGAAAAATGATGTTTTACCGGAGCGTCCTGTAATTATTGTATTATATGGAGTACCCGGAAGTGGGAAAACCTCAGTAGCTACAACAGCGGATAATCCTTTATTGATAGATTGCGACAGGGGGGCAGACCGCGCAGTACAACGTTGTGATACCATAATGGCTAAATGTTGGAAAGATATTGATTCAGAACGTGAATCTATGAAAGATTACAAAACAATAGTTGTCGATACAGCCAAATCAATGATAGACGATTATCTGAGTCAATATGCTATTGACAATAATTATAAATTGAAAACGAATACTTTAAAACGGTTTGGGCAGATGGGCGAGGACTTTAAAGAGTTCGTCAACTTTCTTCGCTCGAATGGTTCTGACATTGTTTTTATATGCCATGACAAGGAAACGGCAGACGGTGATGTGATAAAGCACTCTCCGGATTGCACAGGGCAATCAAAAGACCTGCTTGTCAGGATAGCTGACCAAGTTGGATATGTATTCATACAAAATGGGAAGCGTTCTATTTCATTTGCACCGTTGGATAATTTTGTAGGCAAAAATGTAGCAGGACTTGGAACTGTGGTAATACCTGATTATGGAACAACCGAGTTTGATACATGTATGTCTGACATTATATCGAAAGTGAAGATATCAATTCAAGGAAAAGGAGAAGCACAAGCAAAAGCTAATGAACAGCTTGCGGCAATACGTGAACAGCTTGCCGCCGCAATGACCGATGAAGATATTCTTGCCTTGATGGAGGCTACAAAACTATTACCTAAAATTATGCGAGTACCCTTCTTTTCTGAGATGCAGAAGAGTCTTGCAGCAAAAGGATTCACTTTCGATCAAGATAAAAAGTTATTCGTGAAAGTATGATACCGCTAATTCGCGTAACAATTTTAGAAGCATTCCGAAAGTACATAGAGCAAAGCGATTATGCCAACTATGAGATAACGGAGCAATCCGTTATTGACAGTATAACAGGCAAGTTCACGGGTAATGTGTATACAAAAATTGGACAGGCATTTCATAAAATAGTGGAAGAAGGTACACCGAAATGTGATAAAGTAGATGCAGGAGAACGTACCTTCCTCCATTATAATAAAGAACAAAAAGAGCCTGTTCCTTGTGGTAGATCCTTTGACATTGAAGGTGATAAAGTGATTATGGATATTGCACAATGCAAGACCGCGCTTTCCTATCGTAACGAATACCCGAATGCTTTTCATGAGATAAGACTGTATAAGGATTTTGGAGATGCTATTATAACAGGATGTGCCGATATGGTGAATGGTGTGGAGATCAGGGACATTAAGACTAAATATTCTTATCCTACCGATGCCGATTACATCAATTCTTGCCAATGGCGATTTTATCTCCAGCTATTCAATTTAGACGTGTTTCACTTTGACTTGTTCATCTTTGAAGGATACGACAAAGATAAGCATGGATATGATGTCAGAGGACTTCCATTGAAACGCTATGAGCCTGCTATTACATGTTATCGTTATGATGGTATGGAGCAGGATAATATGAATCTATTACACTCTTTTTTAGAGTGGGTAGAATACAGAGATTTAACCAAGTATTTATTAAAAGAAAAAATAGAAAATTAATTATGGCAATTTTAAGTGGTTCTATCTGTCTCTCTGATATACCTCGTGAGCAGATGAAGAAAATTAAGTGTAAAGATGGAGTTGAAAGAATCTATGTGAATGTGGCTGTTATCGAGCGCAGAGAGAAATCCCAGTTTGGGCATACGCATTTCATCACTTGTTCCCCTAAAAAGGAGGAACGGGTAGAAGGAAGGAACTATATCTGCGGGGACCTCAAAGAGTTTATACCTCAGAATACATCACCCACCCCAGAGGATATAAATAATGCTCCTAGCGTGTCGGATAATGATCTAGATTTGCCCTTCTGATGAAGTACGATGGCTCTAATCCTCTCCACGTCCAGCAGGCAAGAGCGAAGCTGGAGAAGTTGATAAAGGAACAGAAGGTGTTTGAATTGACGGAAAAGAAACCGCAAAGATCTTTAAATCAGAACAAATACCTTCATGTCTGCCTTGCTTATTTCGGTTGCCAAATCGGTGAAACGATGGAATATGTAAAGCGGAACTATTACAAGATTCTCTGCAACAAAGACACTTTCGTCCGTGAGAGAGAAGACAAGTTTCTTGGGAGACTAAAATACTTAAGAAGTTCGTCTGACCTTGATAGTACAGAGTTTAGCCTTACCATTGAAAGGTTTCGGAATTTCGCGAGTGCCCAATGTGGCATATATATCCCATCTCCAGACGAAGAACGTTTGATTCAGTTGATGGAGATTGAAATTGAACAACATATAAATTACATTTAATAAATGACACGAGAAGAGTTGCTCAAATACAGGTTAGATGGATCAAAGTCATTCCCTTTTCATATTAAAGAGCAAGAAATAACAGACAAATATGGAGTATATTCTACTGGAGTATTTAAATACAAAGGGATGAGTTTGATAATTGCAATAGAAAATGGGTTATGGCATTTATCAGTAAGTGCTAAGTTTCCATTAGGTTATCAGCAGTTGAAAGATGTACGATATAAGTTTTTACCAAATAACATTCAAGTGGCACAAATATTCCCTCCGAGAGAAGAATTTGTGAACTTACATAGTACTTGCTGGCATTTATGGGAGATTAAAGACTAATAATTATGAAACTTACTTTGACAAAACAAGAAGTGCTTCTCATCCAGAAGTTGCTCAATACTTACAAAAACGAGTTGCCCGATGACGGAACAGAGAAGCATGGACGTTTTGTCGGGAAGCTCTGCAAGAAAATCAAAAGACAAGTTATTAATCAATTAAAATAATATGAAAATTACAATCAACAAACCGACCGAGTTTGAAGCAGTCTACTTGAAAGTGGATGCTGGTGTACGTTATTGGGAAGACGCAGAAGTAAACGGAGTGAGAGACATTGACTTGTGCGAGAGTAAAGGCATAGGTAAACCTCTTATACCTTGTGCTGTACAAATAAAAGAAGAGGCTGATTACAATATATATTCAGACCATTATCGTTGGCGACCTATTATAGCAATTGAGACAGGACAAATAGTCAACTGGGCGCAAGGAACAACTGCCAATGTTCACTATAAAGTATGCGATGATTTTATATGTGATATTACTGATGAAGACCACATCGCCATTGCTTCTTATGACGGCTATGTACCTAAGATTATGTGTCCGGCAGATGAAGGATATGGCGACTACATCATTATGAATATTGATGAAAATGGATTTATTCAAGGATGGAAAAAAGAATTGATTAAACGACTAATACAAGAAGAGGACTGATTATGGAAAGCAACATATCACGAGATCATATTGCGCTTGAAGCAATGAAGTGCATAATGATGACAGCAAAACGCAGAAGAACTTTATGGAATAGAGTTGTAACACTGTTTTTCCCATCCAAAGAGGTTAGTATTACAAACTACAACTATGAAAAACAGGCTAAAGCTGCTTACCAGATAGCCGATGCGATGATTAAGGAACGTAGTAAGACAAAGGAGGAATGATTTATGTCAGAAAAAGGAAACAACTTTAACAAGAAAGTTCAGATGCATCTTGCTTGTTCTGGAGATTATCCTATCAAACCTGAAATGTGTTGTATCTATTTCAAAAACGGATTTGCATACGCAAGTGACGGGCATATTTTGGCAAAAAACAGAATTTCAGAAATATCGGGGTTGAAGGAACCTGAGATAACCGCACTTGACGGAAAATTTCTTCACGCTGACTTCTACAAAGATATGCTGAAATACGATAATATTATGATTGCCGAAGATGGCATAGAATGCAGCAAGGATAATGATAAAGTATTCTTTTACTTTTCCACATTTGATAAATATCCTGATGCGGAAAAAGTCTTGCAGGGTGCTTTGAATACGCAGACTACTCCGCTTCCACAAGTGAAGTTTGACATGAAGATTATGCAACGGTTGAATAAAGCTCTTTTTGAAAGCGACAAGTGTGTCGCTACATTTAAGGGTACTAATAAACCTATTGTTTTTGATAGTATGATGGAGGATGTAAGTAGTGTTGGATTGCTTATGCCGTGTTATAGTGAAGATACGGAGGAATAATATGGAAGAGTTTATTTCAGATTGGTTCATACCGATGGATTTCGGTAATGATATGCCGGAGGAAGAACCGGACGGTGAGGATAATTTTAATTTTGATTGACATGGAAAAGAAATTTGAACTTACAGACAAGTTTGTATTTAATACTTTTGGAATTAAATTATTCCAAATTAAGTGTACAAAGTCTTTCAAATATGCCAAGGAAGGTGATTTGGGAGGATATGTTGAGAAAGATGAGAACTTAGACCAAGAAAGCAATGCTTGGGTGTACGGCGATGCTTGGGTGTACGGCAATGCTCGGGTGTCCGGCGATGCTCGGGTGTCCGGCGATGCTCGGGTGTACGGCGATGCTTGGGTGTCCGGCGATGCTCGGGTGTACGGCGATGCTCGGGTGTCCGGCGATGCTCGGGTGTACGGCGATGCTCGGGTGTACGGCGATGCTTGGGTGTCCGGCGATGCTCGGGTGTCCGGCGATGCTCGGGTGTACGGCAATGCTCGGGTGTCCGGCGATGCTCGGGTGTACGGCGATGCTTGGGTGTACGGCAATGCTCGGGTGTACGGCGATGCTGATATAGAAAATGATAACAATCATTGCGGATTTGATTGTTTCGGTTCATGCAACCGCCACACTCACGCATATTTGACAAAAGATAATAAAGTCGAAATAACTTGTGGGTGTTTTCGTGGCAGCATTGAAGAGTTTGAAAAGAAAGTGGAGAAGACACATTCGGGAACAATCTACGAGAAACAGTATAAAGCCATCATCAATGTTATTAAAATTAAATTTGGGTTGACTGATTTGATATAGATTAAGTGCATTTGTTTACATGCCTTCCCGGTCTGTGAAGATAGGGCGGGCGAATATGGGGCGTAAGCACTGGCTGTGTTCCTTATTATGAGAAGTGCACAATATACGTTGTAAGGGCTTGTTGATTTATGAAGCTTCAATCGGCAAGTTAATCATGATTGCTGGCACT